GTTAGAGCTACTTGATATCCAGCTTCCCATGCTCTATAACAAAATTCTGATTCAAAAAGTATACCAGGTTCACCTGCTTTAGAACATTTTGACCTTGAGCGTCAAACATATATCGTGGGTCATTACCGTCTAACCAAAGAATCAAATCATTCATAAAAGGTGCGGTGACATCGGCAGGGTTGAATATACCAGTCTGTGCTGTCGGGGTTGTCCTATTTACTTCCGTGTTTCGTGATGTTTTACTGACCCAATACGCATCATTACCGAAACCCGACCCATCCATAAAGAATTGACCTTGAGTAAATCTCGCTCTTGTCATTTGGCCTTTCTTTCTCAACTTACCACCGTTGTCAATAATCAAATCGCCATTACCTAATGTGAACCAAACAAGTGTGTTATCGGTATGCTCAAACAAGAAACCTTGAGTATGAGGATCGGCATCAATATCGGCATCAATCAATATGCTGTTTTGCACCACTACTCTATCGTTTTGAAAATCTAACGCTATGATTCTTACCCTTTCAATGGGGTTTCCTATTGGTTCTAACGATATTCCCCCATCGGTATCATCATCAATCGGATTAAAAGAATATGAAGTAAAAGGTAAGCCAGTGATGGGGTCGGTGCCCGATGTGTTCACGATAGCATTTAGACTGGTGACGGGCAAACCGTCTGTATGGTATGTATCTTTTGTAACAATAGTGCCTATGTCTAAAATGCCGCTATTCCACCATGTTTGTAGTGGCAATTCTTTGACTGGTATTTTCAACAAGTAAGATGCAATCAATTCTAAAGCGGTTGCTTTACCAAAGGGATGGTTTCTTATTTTGAATGTTCCATAGTCCATGCCTGTGGCTAAAGAAATTGGATTGGTTACGGGCTGTGTTACTGCTATATTAGTAAAGTCATACGCTACACACACCATTGGTAAAGGCATATCTGTATCTTCATCACCCGTGCCATCAATGATTTGTGTTGTGAATGCTGGTGCTTTGTTGTTAAAGAAAAACAAGTTAGGAACATCAATCTCATCTTCAAAATTCCATAGTCCTATGGTGTCTTGAGTCTTAGTAAATGGTTGTAATTGGGGTGCCACAATGCCCCTGCTAATACGCACGCTTTCTATAACTCCCCTAAATTGACCACCAGTGCCACCAATGTAAAGATCTGATGAAAACGCTTGTGTTGTTCTTGTTTCACCACCGAAATCTAATTCACCAAATAACTCACCATTGACAAACACCCTTAACCCTTCACCTGTAAATTGAGCGTTGATGTAAAACAATGGGTTGGTAGCCAAAGCCAAATCGTGAGGCATGGTTCCAGCATTGTTATTGTAATTCGCAATTTCATAGTGGTCGGTTCTTGGTGAGAATAAGTGTGGGATGGTCAAAGTTTCCACCGCTTCACTGTTCCCAGCATTTCGTGTTAAAACACTGAAAGAAAGGTTGGCGTGTGTTCTTACATCACCAAATTTCAAAGTGTAACAGCCTTCTTTATGCACTATGACACCACCACTATCGGGTATTACATAGGCTTCAATCGTGAATGGTCCGATTAAATTGTTCAATGGATTTCCTTCATTGGGAATGTGCCGTTGACCAATCTTTGGTTCATCGCTGTTATACGAAGTGACTTTGTTGGTTATTCCCTTTTTTTCAGCATGACCGCTTGGGAATAAATCAATACCGGTTTCTCTAAATGCACCAGTCGGAACCACTAAGCCATCAGTGTAGCCATTCAGCCGCACTGCTTGTGTGCCTACCTTCTCAACCGCCATATCATCAAATCCCTATCAACTGTTCAACTGCGGCAAACCCAATGTTGAATGTATATACCGAATCACCTGCCGCATAGGCTGGGGTGAAAGTCTGTATTACACCGGGTATTGCCACCTTTTGCTGGAAAAAGGGGTTCGGTCTGTTTAGAACCCCTCCTTCGACAGTGACAGGATCGAAGGGTTCTGTGTTATCTTCGGATGGGTAGTCTGTGCCCGGTCCGGATGGGATGATAAATTGCCTCAAAACCTCACCACTTGCACCAGCAGTTATCATGGATTCGTAAGGCACTCTTAAACCAACGATATACTTCTTTACCGATGCGGATTCGTCTATGTTTAGTAATTTAGAAACATCGAAAGATGATAATGAGTCGGGCAACTCCACTAAATCCCCTGTCAAGGCTTGTGGAGAAATCATACCACCACCAGCCGAGGCATTCATGGTCATATTTAGTAAGTCTTGAACCTTATCGCCTTTACTCTTTCTTGAGCCGGTCACACCACCAGTAAAGGCCGATACAAAGAATGAGTCAGTCCACACGCTGGTATTTGCTATTGTTACATCAGCCCTCTTTACCACTGGCCTATTGCCCTTTTCGCTTTTGACTTTATTTGTGATAGTGACCTTAGCGTTGCCCTGCCCTACTGAAAAACTGTTGCTCAATACTTGGTTTGCACCTGCGCTTATTGACACATCAACAAGACTGTTTATCGCTACTGCCCCTCCATTGACAAAAACATTTGAAGCACCACCAAGAGCCGTTTGTATTGATGTAGCAACAGCCCCTATGTTGTTAGCCGCCTGTATGTTGACAGGGATTAAAGATTCATTACCAACTACTGGATTTATTGTTCCGGCTTTATCAAACCTCAAAATAATTGATTCGCCATTCCCCGCATCAATTTGACCAGCAGTGCTGAACACTATTTCTTTACCATGCAATTCATCTCTCAAATCTTGCCCACTGGGAGTCGTCAGCGAAAGTGTATTGCTCAATTGTGAAACCCATGAAGTGTAATTACCCGTTGCTCTTGTCATATCAACAACGCATGATGCGGCACTACCAGCCGAAGCAAACTCATCATCAGTAATTATACCATCAATGGTAATCGCCAGCATATTACTATTGAGATCTAATGCGGCACGGGTGGCAACAATCGGTATAGGCCATGTCGCTACACCCCTTGTAACAGCAAAGGATATTGCCGAGGCTTTCAATTCAATAACTTGCCCGTCTTTACGAATCAATTGTATCATTGGCATGATTAAATCCCCCTGCTAAATCCACCTTGTCGTGAACGGTTCTTGAACAATCGCCCAACTTCTTCGCCCACCATTCGTGCTATCTTACGGGGGTCGCCATTCGCACCGCTTACATTGATGTTGACTGTGGTTTCTCCGCCTCCCATACCACCCGCATCTTGTATTGTCACGGGTATGGTTCGGCCATCGGGCAGTGGCACTACTGCTTCTGTGCCGTGCAATTCAGCAGGGTAGCCGGACTTAGGACCAGTTACCACACCACCCTTTGCGAGTTTGAGTCCTCCAATGTCAATTGTAGGAATATCCTTAAACGGATTGACTTTGTTAAATACACCAATTACTGTGTTCAATAACTTCAATGCTGGTGAAACAAAGTCAATTAGGCTGTTAATAAATTGCTTGAAGAATGCTTTGACTCCGCCCAATACATCTTTCCAAACATCACCAATTGATATTAGAATCTCCTTGACCTTACCAAAGTCACCACGCAGTAATGCTACAAAGGCACTAACAAGTTTCATGGCGGTTCTAACGATTCCCATAAAGATAGTCAGTATAAAGCCAAATGCGGCTATCAGCATTTTGTAGTAAGGTGCTATGTATGGATATACGAAACGCACGATCCTAATCACGATAGAAATGATGGCCGCCGCAAGGAACACCACCGTTGATATAATCTCACTTACTAACTGGATTATGTCACCTATGAAAGCAAATATGCCGGAATTGACCAAGAAATCCATAAGATATTGGAATAATCCGACAACCATATCAAAGAAGTTTTGAACACCACCGTCACCAAGCGCACCCATTATCATATCCCATGCGTCAGCAAACCCTTCGTAAATTGTAACAATTCCGTCAAGCACTGCTTGTAAGAAACCGGACTCGGCTAATGCTGTAATCAAAGACATGATAACTTCGCTTATCATTGTCCAATAACCCATAAACAATTCAACCACAAATGTTAGCCCGTCAACAACCTTGTCCACCACTGTTTGGAAATCAAGACCTTCGGGCAGTGTCAAATTGTCTTTGAGCGTTTGCCATGTTTCTTTTATCTTAGCGATAGCGTTGTCAATAACGCCCATCAATCCACCGATAATTGGCAGATCTTCTAACCACTTTCTAAGTGAACCTCCACCCGTATCGAAGGCGGCTACGAGTAACATAACGACACCTACCACCCCCATCATCAGCCCCATAAGCGGCAATATGGACATCAATAACATCTTGAAGAAACCACCAACCCCCTTGACAACACCACCAAGCAACATAAACGGTGCGGCAAGGACTGTGGCCGCTACACCCATACGCTCACTGGATTCTTCGGTTTTATCAGCCGATTCCTCCATAGTGTTGCCCAAATTTTGTGCTGGTTTGTTAGCATCGGTGAAGGTTGATGTAAGGCTCTTTACAGCCATGTCCACTTTCATGTATGTTTTCATCAAAGGACCGAATACCTTGAGCAAGACACGGGTTTTATCGGGTAAGATTGTTAGAACATCGTTAAATTCTTGATAGGTAGCAATCAGATCCGCCATAGCGTAATTGTTTTGCTTTAACGAATTAGCCATCTTGATACCCCAGTTTTGCGTTCATGCGTTCAAAGAAGTCAGCGTCGCTTGTTGTTTTTACGCTACGCCCCTTATTACCGCCCACATCGTTCTCACGCTTTAATTTCTCCATCTCACTGGACTCTATTTCTTTATATGTGGACAGTATGTAGTAATCCATAATCACCTGTTCGGGTGGCATGTTATCCCACGCTTGTGGAGAACACTTGAAAAAATGGGCGAGAAAAAACACTGGTAATCTGTGTGCAATCACTGGGATTTTGTATTCATCAATTGGCGAACCGCCCTCTCCATCCCAAGTCATGAATGACCGAACATCGTCAAGGGTTATCCCAAAGGGGCTGAACCGCCCGCAATACCACGCATCAAATCCTCAAACGAAGGCAGTATTGATTGTAGTGCTTCACCGACTTCGGGTTTGATGTTTAGCAATTGAGATGTTGTCAATGATGGTTCGGTCTTTTCGACACATGTTGTGATTACGAATTTCCAATAGCCACCAAAGTCAATCTTTGGTGTCATATCTCCGCCATCGGCACTGATACTAACGAATTTAGTTAAAGCGTTTTGACGCTCAAGCCAAGTTAACTGCTTGACCCATACTGTCATTTCGCCAAATGGCGTTTCTATTGTATGTTCTTCTGCTTCGTTTCCAATCAATAAATCATTCGCTGTCGCTTTCTCCGCCATCTGTTTCACCTTCGGTTACTGGCTCGGCTTGACCCGCATCATCTTCGCTCAAACGAGCGATAAGATCTGCTTTCAGTCCGGCAGTGTCAAGACCACGCTGGCTACACAAGACCTGCAATTCGGTCTTATTCATGTCGCCATATTCTTTGCTCTCCACTACCGGTGCCTCAACAGCCACTTCCGGTGATGATGTCGGTTCAACAACAGGAACAGTGCCTACGGAAACTTCTATGCCTTGTGCTGAAACACCAACGCCTTCAATAATCCGGCCATTGGCAATAGTCCAATTCAAAAATTCCCTGCGCCCTGCGATTTCAACATATCCTGTTAGCCTTACCATTATTCTCACCCTTGTCATGCTTGTTAATTAACTTTATTCAAATGATGTAATACGGGTTATGCTCTTGAACCTTTAGATGTCGGACAGCAAACTCCACGCTTGCAGTTACCGGTCCTTTATCATCGGGCATTGGATGTTCCGCTTTCATCAAAGTATAATCTTCAAGTGTAATTGTGCCTCTTTGTCTTGTGCCAGCCGAGCCGGGTTTGTTCAAGACCAGTGTGCAATCGTTTGTGTTTATGTTATGCTTACGGGTTCTCAATTCTTCAAAGAACCTATCATCTTCAACCAGTGCGGTGAAGGTGAATGAGTATTCCCTTGCCGCCTCCGTGATTTCCGAAGCATACTGTGTAGCGGCTTCTTGCACCTGATCTGCATCAGCATACGCACCATCTGTGCCTCTAATGTAAAACTGTGCGGTGTTACCATTAGCAATACTGATGTTGACATCTTTTGCTCGCAATACGGTAGCACCAAAGGCACTGAATAACATGTGCTGGAATAGGTATGGCTTTTCGCCATTGACGGCAATACCGGACACACTACGCTTGGTTATGTCATTTGCAGTATTCTCAAACATACGGTGTGGTGTAATGAATTGGTTGTTGGTGTCTTTGAACATGCGTGTCGCTTCAAAGTTAGTGGTCATTTTTAATTCACCTTCACTGTCAGCAGTTAGGCTCAAATCACTCACTTTACAACCGGAGAACACCCGTAGCATTTGGTTTGTGCCCGGTGTTGTATCGGTGGTGCGGAATGATTGCTCAAAGCAAAAGGTCGGTAGTGTAGTGTAACCGAAGAAGTTATGCTCAACACCATTCTTTAATTCGCCAGTGGACAATAGTGCTGGTGAGCCACGCTCATGTGCTACTGTGCCATCAAGAGTGTATTGTAGTCTTTCCACACCACATGATGCGGCTACATGGTCGAATAAGAATGGTTCCTCGACATAGATGTAACCCTGATCTGAACCATTTGCACTACCGATGCCAATGACCCTGCGGATTTCATGCTTGTTTAGTGTTGGTGCTGTAACATCAGCACCCGGCACTTGGACAGTATCTTTGTCAAAGATTTGAATGTAATCACCAAGAGTAAATTTAGCCGCATTTGCATTTGATAGTTTGATGCGTATATCGCCAGCACTCACAGCAAGGGTTGGTTGAGCCAGTAAGTAAAGCGGCACACCTACGGTCTGTGCCCTTACTTTAGCATCTGTATCAATTTCAGCCAAGCCATCTATTTTTGCGTTAGTCAATGATGTATATGACCCAAGTAAAGGCGCACCTGCGGCACTTAGCACCTTGAACAGCCCTGCGGCTGGTGCATCTTCAAAAATTGAAGCAAAGCCAGTTATGCTTCCACCAGCAGTGCTGATTTGTGCATCGGTAGCGGTTGCTGGTGAAACGGTCAATCCACCTATCAATACATCTTTACCAACATGTCCAGCCTCGTTAAGACCGGTTACATCTGTTCCATTTGCGGCAATAGCCGTTACAGTGGTGTCAATAACTGGTGTGTCAAATGTGTTTTGTGCGGCGTATGTCATGGCGGAAACATTTGTTTTGAGATTTAATGGTGTAGCCGTTATGGTCTGTGAGGCATCACAGTGAGCAAACTCACCTACGCTCTTTGCAGTGTGTCCACCCAAAGCATATTTCCACATCTTCAATGAATGTGCATTCAAGTCCATAGAACCACCAGCAAGGGTTTCCTTACCCGATGTTAGAACATTCACATCACGCCCCATACCGATGATGTGTTGCTTTCTAACATCTATCTCCGGTTCGGGCAGTGTGAATGAGTTAAGCAATCCTAAGAATTGGTCGGTTTTGATTCTTTCATCGCCACCACTTGCTACTGCACCTGCTGTGCAATTGTGGTCGTATGTTGGAACACGCAGTGAATCAATAATGAAGAAATCGCCTGTGTTTGCAGTGACCGCACCACTGGTTGCCAATCTCGGTGTGACGGTTATGCTATCATCATCGTTTGCAGTGATGTAGTATGTTCGCTTTGTTGTTGGAAAGTGATCGGCAGTGAAATTGTTGCTACCGCCCGATGAATAAATACGCAGTGTAGCACCAATCAACATGCCATTGGGCACCATCATGTGCCCATCAGTGTCAACCCAATACATGGCCTCTCCGATAGTAATTTTACTGCTGTTCTCGGTGGTTCCGTTGGTTGTTGACCAGCCCGATGTAGCACTGCCTCCGCCCGCTACATTGGTTCCTTGTCCTACTAATCCGGTTTCTTTGCCCATAGATATTTCAATTAAATCTCCTTTGAATACTTGATTTACTGGCATATTTATCATCTCATATTGTTGGTAATGGTTGGGCGAAAATTATACATTCGGCTTGCATCGTGTATCGGAACAACCTCTTGCTACGGTCCGACAAGTCGGTTCGGGTCTTGAAGATTACCCTATCAAAGTTAACATTATCGCCCTTTCTCACCAAATGTAGTATGCGCCGAACCTCATCTCTAAGCGTGCTAAGACGCTTACGACTTTTTACGGTGCGTATGTCAATGGTGAGATTAATGTGTTCATTAACGAAGTCAAACAGCAATTCCGGCTGTGCTTCGT